AGTGGCAAGGAAGATTGAGGTATTAACGGATTCACTTACCTCACTTGATTTACAAGTATTAGATTTAGAATCCAACAATGAGGTTGCAGCCGAAGTAGGTCCATTGAGATATATGGCCGAAATCACAGGCAAACCTATGAATGTAATTGTAAACTGGTTTACCCTTTTAATTGTATTTGTATTTGACCCACTTGCAATCTCAATGGTAATCGCATTAAATAAATTAACTAAAAAGGAAAATGATGGAGAAGATTCTAACATTATTATTTTCAATACTGATGATAGTGGTACTATACAGAATACTACTACCGATACTAACGAGGTTGGGGAATCGGTATCAATACCACAAGAACCGTTGGGAGAAAAAGGAATTGAAGTTGTTGAAAAAACAAATAAAAAAGGAAAAAAAGAAGAAGTGACATTTGTTCCTACTGACGAGGAAGCACAAACACTATATGGTGAGAGTCAAACAAAACCTAAACATATCTATGCTTCAACGATAAAGTCTAATCTAAAATAATTTGGATTATTGGATTATATTTCGTATATTTGTTGTATTATAAAGTTAAAAAAGAGAAACAAGTTATTATATGGATGAATTGTATTTAAGCACTACCGGTAATACCACACAAATCAACTACGAGGAGGTAGATGAAAATGGTATTGATAACGATAATCACCGTAAGTATTATCGTGAGTTTGATTATGGTATAGATAGTACTGACAATGTAATAATCATTCACGATGAGATTCAATCTGGTCTTATCTTTGATGTAGTATCTAAAGTTAGACTACTCAAAAAAATGAATGGCAATATAGACACAATCAACATTCTATTAAACTCAGGTGGTGGTGATGTTATTGAAACCCTTGGATTGATTGACTTTATTCAATCACAAAAAGAACAAGGTATAAAATTCAATATCATCGTTAGAGGTATGGCAATGTCGGCCGCCGCCCTATTACTCGCATGTGGTACGGGAGTTAGAGCTGCGTCTAAACACTCCAAGATTATGGTTCATCAATTGTCCACTATTGTAGTTGGTAAATTAAGTGATGTTAAATCTAATGCTAAATTTAGTGAAGAGTTGGAGAATGAGTGTAATCAGTTAATGGCAGACAACACAAAAATGGATAAGGCGTATTGGGAGAGTTCTCAATCGTCCGATTACTTTATGTCAGCTGAAAAGGCGTTGGAGTTGGGAATTATAGATAAAATTATTTAAATAGGTTATAATGGAGAATTTTTTCACAGCAGAAGAACTCGTAGAAAATTACGAGAAGTTTCGTAAACTAATCAACAAAACATTCACAGGGGAACGACTTGATGCGTTAAACAAAATGTACGACCATTTTGAAGAACGAATCATTTACACACCCGCATCATCGTTTGAACATTTTCACAACGCATTTCCAGGTGGTTATATTGACCATGTATTAAGAGTTGTAAGAAACTCATTAAAAGTATATGAGTTATGGAAAGACCTTGACATGGTTACCGATGAGGAAATTTCAAGAGAGACAATTATATTTTCTGCTCTTCATCATGACCTTGGTAAACTTGGTGGTATGGACGAGGATTTATATTTAAAAAATGATTCCGACTGGCACATAAAGAACCAAGGTAAGATTTATAAGATGAATGGTAAACTTCATTATATGGATTACCACGAACGAACCTTTTGGTTATTAAATCAATTTGGAATCAAACTAACAGAAGAAGAGTATCTTGGTATTCGTCTTACTGATGGATTGTATGACAAGACTGCAGAAGATTATCTAAAACAGTTTGATAAAGATAAACAACTTAAAACAAACCTACCATATATCCTACATCAAGCAGATTTGATGGCATCTAAATATGAGTACAAACGATGGGCGACTGAATTGACACCATTGAAGTCCACTCGTAAACCAAATGGTAGACCTTCGACAAAAGGTAAGTTGGGTGACGCCTTTATTGGTAGTGAAGGGCAGTCTTTCAACGCAAATAGTGTGTTTGATGCATTTAAAGATATAGTGGAGGATTAATCATGGAATTATTATTCATAGTAATATTATCAGTTTCAACCTTACTATTAGGATACACAACATATAACTTATTGCGTAAAAATGAGGCGAATGAAGATGTAATCGAAGAACAAGAAGAGTTGATATCTGAAATTGCAACCCGTATAGATTCATCTATGTTGAAAATGAAAGAGTTGGATAGAATTGGGTCGTTCGAAGCAGATGATGAGACAGGATTAGTTTTTAAGAACATTTACGAAATAATTTCAGAATTAGAAAAATACTATGGCACGCAAGAGGAAGAGTAAAAGGTATTTCACAAACATTACTGAAATTGCTATAAATGCATACAATCGATGTGATGACCAAAAATTAAAGAATAAAATTTACAATAGGTTTATTCATTATCCATTCGACAAACTTTCAGAAAATGTAATCCACACCTATAAAACATATTACTTTGATGTCCCATATGAGGATGTAAAAGCAAATGTAGTGGCGTTCTTAAATGAAAAAATTCATAAGTTCAAGGGTGAGAATGGTAGAGCATTTTCTTATTTCACGGTAATCGCAAGAAATTATCTATTCAATGAAAATAATGCGAACTATGCACGAATGAAGTCTCGTGATGAGGTTGACATGATTGACACGAGTCGTAATGTAGTAAACGAAGTTTGGGAATCTCAACAATACGAAACGCAACGGGACTTCATGGATTACTTTGTTAGATACATGGACTATAACATATTTGACCTGTTTGACAAAGATAGAGATAGAAAAATCGCAGATTCATTAACCGAGTTATTCAGAACACGAGACAACCTATATTCATATAACAAAAAGGCACTCTACATACTTATTAGAGAACGAACTGGAGTCCAAACCCAATATATAACCAAGGTAGTAAATCGAATGAAAACCATATATAGTGAATTATATGTTGATTATTCACGAGGTGTAAACTTAAACATAACACATCGGTTACAGGAGTTTAAATGACCAAAGACGAAGAAATTTTTAAAGGTAAATCATTCTCTGACTTAATGTCGGATATCTATTCAAATCAAAAAAAGAAGGATAGGCAAATCAAACTACTCATTGCTCAACTTGAACCAATGGTCAAGAACTTGAATGATGCCGCAGTAGTTGTACCTCTTATCAAAGAATATCTTGACATCTCCGTAAAGAACGATGACGCATTAATTAAACTCGCCGCAATTGTTCAAAGAATGATGAAGGATAACGCAAGTGCAGAAACGGGTGGGTTTATTTTATCTGAAGATGAAAAACGACAACTCATGGATGCAATTGATGAGGTTGAAAAAGATTTACCTAAAGATGATGAGGATGACCAATGACATCAGGTATTGTAGAAGGTATAAATCAGAATGAAGAAACTGATGCAGTAAACTTTATTTGGGTTACCATAAATAAAGGTTCACGACAATTAGTTAAAGCCTCCCCCTTGAATATGAATTTTAGACAAATTCCAATTCTTGGGGAAATGGTCTATTTAGTAAAGGCATCAAGTGATGAATCATCTGGTGTATCAAACTCTGAAAAGTACTATTATGTAAGTCCGGTTGGTATTCATAGAAATATAAACCACAATGCGATGCCTAACTACAATGAACTATCGACAAGTGGTGGTGGTGGATTTGCGGTTGCGGCCGCAGGTGTAGCGAACGCATCATCCTCACCAAGTGAAAATAACCTTGGAACTGGATTTGTAGAAATGCCGAACATCCCACAACTACAAGGGTTTCTTGGTGACATGATATTGGAAGGTAGGTTTGGTAACTCAATACGATTCGGATACACACCATCAGACACATCTGGAGATACCGACAAAGTATCTGAAGTAAAAGTGGAACCCTCGTGGGAGTCAACTATTCCAGAATCACCTATCATGATTCTGCGAAATGGTCACAATACAAGCATTGGTTACAATAAACTTGTTATAGAAGACATCAACGATGACGATACTTCAATATGGTTGACATCCCAACAAACTATAAGTATGACCCCAGCGTCACCACTGCCCCCATCTATAACACCTATATCTTCGTGGAAATTCCCACAGTTAATTGGGACCTCCGAGAGGGTCGTGTTAAATTCTAAAAAAGACAACATCATACTATCATCTAAAAAGGATATAGTATTTTCAACAGGAGCAAATAAAACTACAATAGATTTGTTAATTTCTGCGATTGAGACTCTGGCACAAGGAACCTTTCCAACTGCGGTTGGTCCCACAGGCCCACATCCACAAGTTGCACAAATTATAGCAAAACTAAAACAAGGAGTTGGGTAAAAATGCCTTTGTCAAAATCAGTTTTAGTCCAGGCACTAAAAGATATGCCTGATGATGCGGAAGGTGTTGGTGATTCTATTGGGATTGCTATAACTAAATATACAACCACACTAACACCACCAGTTGCCGGTGCAGCAAAACTAGCGGCGGATAATGTTTTTATTGAAGCATTAAATAAATCTAATTTTCTCGTACCACTACCACCAATCCTTGGGGCAGCCTTGGATGTGTACAAAGTTACCTTAGCTGGAATTATGGTACTTAAAAGTTCTGGAACAATCACATCAACACCACCTCCTGCACCTGCCACACCATTAATAACACCCATATTTTCTATACCACAACCAAAAGATGTTTTTGCAGAAAATCTTGCAAATGTACTACATCCGTGGTTCAAAACTGGCGTTTTTATTATTAATGCGACAGGAGCTCCTTCGATATGGACTTAATTACTAAATAAACTGATAATTATAGATAAAATATATTTATTACCATGGACACAACTAAATTAGTAAAGGCAATTCAAATCATTGTTAAGGAAGAAGTAAAAAAAGAAATGGCCAAACGAGAGAAGGTCATTCGTGAATCCATCCTTAAAGAAATGAAACAAACACAACCGAAGAGAGTTAAGAACGACCCTTTGGATGTGGAGCATATTTTTGAGCAAAAACAAACTCCTAAAAAGGAAATGTTCAAGTCAACTGGATTTGCCGATTTGTTAAATGAAACCGCCGATAGTGGTGAGTGGAAAAGTATTAATGGACAGGGTGGTGTATTTAATGCATCACAAGCACAAGCTTGGGGTGGTATGACAAACCAACAACCATCCGTTCTACAAACATCAGAAGGTAGAGCCGTTTCGGTAGAACAGTTACAACAAACTGACGCCGGACAGGCCGTTGTTGATGCGTTAACAAGAGATTATTCCGGCTTGATGAAACACATAAATGCTAAGAAAGGTAAGTAATGGCAACTCGTAGGGAATGGAGAGTAAATCCACTTGACTTAAAAAAGAACACCGCAATTGGTGTTATGTTACCGTTGGGAGGAACTCCGTTATTTAAACTATCCTACACGACAGAAGAACAAGCTTTATCAAACCTAAAGAATTTATTGTTGACACGGAAGGGTGAGAGACCACTTCAACCTTTGTTTGGCACGGATGTGTATTCGTTATTGTTTGAACAATTAGAAACTACCACACAGGACCAATTAAAAGAGGGACTATCTGAGGATATTGCATTTTGGTTACCATACATAATTGTGGACAACATAAACATAAATCAGATAGACGATTACAATAAAGTAGAAATATCACTAAGTGTAAGAGTTACGGAAAATGGAGCAAATGTTCCTATAATTATAACAGTAAGTCCACAAGGAAGTGTATCCATTGCGTAAGGAACAAACATGGCAGAGAAAATAAAAAAACAAGTAAATCTAATAGGAAAGGATTTTGGTGATATTCGTCAAAATCTAATTGATTTTACTAAAAACTATTTCCCACAAACCTACAATGACTTTAACGAGTCATCTCCTGGTATGATGTTCATGGAATTGGCATCATATGTAGGTGATGTACTTTCGTACTACACAGATGTGCAGTTGAGAGAATCCATTCTTGAAGAAGCGCAAGAAAAATCAAATGTATTCACAATAGCACAATCGTTTGGATACAAACCAAAATTATATGTTCCGGCCACAACTGAACTTACCGTTTATCAATTAGTACCATCTATGGGTAGTGGTGACAATGTAAAACCAAATTGGGATTATGCACTAACACTTAAAGAAGGTATGGTTGTAAGTTCCACATTAAACTCAGATGTTGAATTCTCCACAATCAATAAAGTTAGATTCAACTACTCATCATCAATGGACCCAACTGAGGTTTCGGTGTATGAGGTTGACCCTGCCACAAACGAGCCAATATATTATTTATTAAAGAAATATGTAAAGGCCGTAAGTGGAAAAGAGTCTACACAAAACTTTGTGTTTGGGTCACCTAAACCATATGATAAAATTAGACTATCGGAAATTGAAGGTCTAATTGATGTAATCAAAATCGTAGACGATGATGGTGACGAGTGGACTAAAGTTGAATATCTTGCACAAGATACTGTATTTGAAGAAATACCAAATACAACTGATTACTCACTTGCTATGTCTGCATATGCAAACGAAACCCCATCTCTTTTAAAACTAAAAAAAGTCCCAAAGAGATATACAACACGAATAACAGATGAAGGTGCAATAGACATTCAATTTGGAGCAGGTATATCACAAAACTCAGATGAAGAGATTCTTCCAAATCCTGATAATGTCGGTTCTGCATTATATGGTAATAGAGCAGACCTTGACCAAGGTATTGACCCATCAAACTTTATGTATTCCAAAACATACGGAGTAGCTCCTTCAAACACCACATTGACTGTAACATATAGAACGGGAATGGGTGTTTTAGACAATGTACCATCTTCCGATTTAACCACGGTAGTTTCAAGATTAATCGAAACTCCATCCGTAAACTTGGTAACAGATGTATTCAATCGTGTAAAGAATTCTATCGCAGTAACAAACGAAAAAGCCGCCAGTGGCGCTAAGTACGAAGAAGAACTTGACGAAGTACGAAACAACGCACTCGCTTACTTTAGAGCACAAAATAGAAGTGTGACCAAAGAAGACTACCTATTGAGAGCATACGCACTACCTTCTCAGTTTGGTTCAGTAGCAAAGGCATATGCAGCTCCTGACTTTCAAA